TTATAAAAATTCCAAGTCAAAATACGCTTAAAAACATCATCATCAACAATATAATAGCTATTTGTGCCAGTTGTTATATTTTGCGTATAAGCTGTAGTGTCATAAGGAACTGTGTCATATACACCTAAAGGTGAAAATTGAGCAGGAGAGCCAAGGCTAGGTCTAGTTACACCATAAATGGCATAAGCTGTCCAATCTAATAAAGGAGCTATTTGCTTTGTATAAATAGGCAAATTTAAGCTATTAGTGGCATCTAACCTAGTTTGTGATTCAGTATTGTAAGCAGTAAAAAAAGCCTGTAAATCTTCGTTATACGGATCTTTTGTATATTGCTGGTAAAGGTAGCTTGGAAGCACTTGTGTAAGCATATTAGCCTTGTACTACTGATACCAATGAAGCATTAGTAGAAAAATAGCTTTCAGGATCACCATAAATTAATAAAGTTCCAGAAGTTGGAGCAGTATCTATTCCATTAATTGCCACTACATAATCAATTTTTGATACTTGACTTGCAGAAATAATGGGTTCTACTGCATTTTGAAAGGAATCTTGCAATTCATAAGTATTAATTGGTTGACCAACAGGAATACTATTAATGTAATCAACAATAGCTGGGGTTGTTAGTTGAGCTACAGCAGTTGGAGATACTAAATTGGTAGAAATAGTGTTCCAAGTAATGACTATTTCAACAGTTTGAGAAGGTGGATTTACAAAAATAATGCTATAAATATCTGGATAATCATCAATAGATACAGTTATATTGCGTAAATTAGGCGTTACAACACCGCCACTTGTATAAGCATGACCTACAGTTGTTACTCCTAAACTAAAGGATTTTTCATCAATAACAGTAATGGTGTAGTTATTATTAAACCAAGATGGCGTAACACCAGCTATGGTAATTACTTGTCCAGTTGCATAGCCATGATTTAAATCGGTAGTGACAACACCCGGATTTGCAGTAGTAATAGCAGTAACAGCAAGAGTAGAACCTACTAAATTAGAAATATCAGGAACGCTATTAAAAATAGCATTAGCTACTTGATAAGGATCGCCGCCGCCTACAATAATTTCCCACTCATTAGTAGCAATTAATCTAATTGAAATCAGCCTAGCTTGAACCCCTATAACTTTTTGCAGTTGAGTTTTAATAAAAGTTGGTACACCTTGACAAGTAACCATACCAGCTTGAACTACTTGAGCTTGATACGAAGCAATTGTTTGTGCTGTAAGACCGGGCAATCCATCATCAGGATTAGTAACAGTAAGGGTAAACCCTGCTGGAACAGAAGTAATAATTTGAGTAACAGTTCCCGCTGGAATAGCCCAAGAACCTTGAACTGTTGCTAAACAATACAAAGGCGAAGTTTGTCCAGAAGTAGCAATAATTCCACCATCCTGAACTGTATATTGGTAAGTACCATCAGATACAGTAAATCCAACAGGAATAACAAAACCAGCAAGACCTGTAAAAACAACATAAACGGAAGTATTAGAACCTTGACCTTGTTCGACACCATAGACTTGCCCCAATTGATAAAGAATTGAAGGGTTAGCCGTTGCAGGGCTAATAGAGTTAACCAAATCCACAAAGGCTTGATCTTGTATTACTACAGCGCCAGCCGCAGTTGAAGCCATATCTTCTACAAGAGAACCCGGAAGGTTAGCTGTAAGACCGGGTGCTAAAGCTGTAGCCGCCGCAATTTCAGCATTTAATAGGTCTGTTGGTAAAGCTGGTATTGCTCCAGCAGTAGTTATTTGAGCCATTAAGTAGCCACCTGAGAAGAAATCGTTGTTCCGTTTTGGAATACAGCACTAATATTATAAGTTGGGTTTGCCGCATTTTGTTGTTTTAATACAGTCAAACTAGCAAAAAATGGGGCGTATTGTGTTTGTGTTCTATTAACCGCTAAATCAGGTGGAATTTGAGTATGGACAGAATTTTGTGCTGGTATGCCATAGTTAGCATAAAAAGGGCTTTCCCCTTGATTTAACCTTAAAGTTTGGGCTAAAGTAGCCAAATAAATATACCCTGTTTCTAAGATTTCTATCCATTGACCTGAAGAATTTACGCCATAAGTTCTCATGTTGGTGTTCCTGTAGTTCCGCTACCAGTTTGTACGCCACCATGAGTATGCGTACTTCCGACAGCTTTTCCATTATTGGTAAGTGTACCTGTACTGGTGTAATTACCAGTTTGCTGAATATCGCCAGTAATTTGCATAGTAGCACCAGTTCCACCAGTAATATGAAATCCATTATCACCAGTAATTGTTCCATGAACTAATAAATTACCAGTAATAGTAACTCCAGCATCATTAATTACCATTTGGGTATCACCACGAACAATGGTAACTCCAGAAGGTACTAAAGTGATTGTGCAAAGATTATTGGTATCTCTAATTACTGCTCCATTTGGAGCATTAATATTTACCGCATTAGGATCAACACTAGACCAATCAGTAGCCCCCAGAGGCACATAAACAAGCGCACCAAGGTTAAAAGGAAGCCCCAAAGGGGATAATGACCCTTTTACTCCAAGACCCGTTATACCGCCTAATCTTGCATCAGCAGATATACACATTCCCAAATCACCAATTTGTACAGGTAATCGAACATAAGTACTTTGGGCTATTGGACAAGTAACAGGTGGAAAAGTATATTGTCCGCCTGTATCAATTTCAAAGTTAACTGTAACAATTGCTCCATCAACAGCTATTACTCTACAAGGCAATTGCCAGCCAAAAGATTGCCTGTTTTTCTCTAATTGAGATTGAACATAATTGCTTATTGATACCGCAAAGGGCGTTTTTTGTTCAGCGGTCATGTTTGATTTATTGGTGAATTAGGGATAATTGCTTCAATAATAGTTACCCAAGCATTGCCATCAGCTTGTCTACTGCTTCCAACATGATGTAATTTTGTAATAAAAAATACGCCATTAAATGCAATTTTATTTCTATATTGAGAACTATTGTTAACAATATTTAAAATAGGTATTCCTGATTGAAAAGAAATGTAATCCCCAATATTTAAGTCACCACGCATTACTACTTTAGCTTGAATAGTATTGATTCCAAGCCAAGTTAAGTTTCCAATAACATCAGTAAAATCAATTTGTCTTGTAGCAATTGTGGTAATAGCAGAATCAGTTAGAAAAAACCCTTCAGAATTAGAAGTAATGATTGCTCCTGTATAAGTAGGATCTTTTTTAATTGATTTGCTAATTTGATTTATTTGACTTGAAAGTGTTAATAAGTCAAAATTTTGAGCTTGTGTATCTTCTGTATATACCAATCCAGAACTAAATGAACCATTAATATTTGTTGTTGGGTAAGCAGTTTTAAGGGCTTGTTTTACAGCAACAGTTAATTCTTGATCTTTTTTCATTACAAAAGGAATGTTACGCAAAGCGTTAGAGTCCACATACCCCGGAACAATAACTAAATCTAATGTAACTTCTGTTCCTTGCCAATTTGCAAAAGCTTGAAGAATTGAACCTTGAAGAATTATTCCTCTTTGTCTAGGATTTGCATAGGGTAAACCCTTAGACATTCCCACTTGAATAATAATTCCGCACAGTTGAACTTTTCTTCCATCTGAAGTAATTACTGGATTGTAATTTCCAATTTGACTCAAATCTTTTAAATTGATGCCAAAAACCCTTACATAGCCATTAGAAGCATATTGATGATATGCGTTTTGATAAATGTCTAAATCTACTTTAAGACAAGAATAATTATCTGATCCAAATCCTGATTGTGAGCTAAAACTAAAAGCGTTAAAACGATTTGGTTCTTCTAATGGCGGGGTAATAGTGATGTCATAAAATCTCATGGGCTTATCTCAAAATTATTGCTACTAAGCCTATAAACTATCTTTGAAGTAGTGAAATATCCATAAACCAAATTAATATCAAAATCATCAGGAGAAGCAACAACAGGATTTGTAACAATTAAAGTGCCATTGTTGTTATAAACATTGATGTAATACCTTGGAGCATAAATATTCCAAGTGCAAATAACTACATAATTAACACCATCTAATGTGGCATTAAATTGAAAGTTTGCAAAAGGAGTTGGATTAAAGTTAACTATAGTCATAATCAATCCGCAAAAGAATTAATATCTGCGGCTGGGGTTTGTGTCCAAGTAGCAGTTGTTTGCAATCCATTTGATACTTTGTTCATCAGCCCACCCAAAACAGACTGAGCTTGTGATGTAGTAATTAATGGTTGGACAAAATCCCATTGAAACATATATTGAACTTGTTTATCTCCAGCAGGGGTTATATCTCTAATGCCTGTTAATAAACAATTTGCATAAGTAAAAGCTGGCGTTAAAACTGTAAAAGTTCCACCAGTTGTAATGTGTTTTTGAATTCCAAACTGTAAAGCTGTCAAAATAGCTTGTTTAATAAGGTATCCACCACCTGTTTGTGCTGGGCAAACCATCAACATACTAATTTCTAAAGGTTGTTGCACTACAGCATTTGCCGCAGTAGCAAAGTTGGCAAAAGGATATTCAGCAACTTGCCATTTAGCTAAAGTACCGCCCGGCAATGGTTTGTAATGAGCAAAAAATTCCCCATTTTCAATTCCCGGAATATCCATCATTTCCGTTAATAAAGTAATTGGAGTATATCCACCAACATAGTCAGCAAGACCACCTACTAGCCAAATAGGGGCTATTTCAAAGGCGGCGGCAAAAGTTGTTTGAGCTAAAGAAGTCATTATTGTTTACCAGACATGGCATTAGCTTTACTAGCTTGACCATCAAAATGAACATAAATATCTGTTCTGTTAGGGTTATAAAGTTCCACATGGTTAGGATCTTTTGCACCATAAGGTCTTTTTAAATTGTATTGCTGATTTAATTCTTCTTCAGTATGTTTGGATAAAAAGTTTCTTAAACTTGTCATAGATACATCCGCGCCTTCACCAAATTGATGTGTGCTTTCACCCGGTTTAGCTACAAGATTTCCTCTTTTACCACCAGAAATCCAAGCATCATATAAAACTTTTTGTTGTGATTCTGTGCGATAACCGCTAATTGGGTCTAATCCAGCCATTTGTATAGAAGCCGCTAATTTTGAATTAACACCTTTTAAAATTGAAAAAGGATTATAGCTATCTAATGAACTATTAATTCTTGCATTAAAACCTATAGCTTGTTGACCATCTTTAGAAGTCCCAGCCCAATTATTGTTTTTAGCATCATTAAACCAATTCATTCCACTAGGTTGATTTTTTAATGATTTATCTGGTATTAATCCAAAAAATTCAGCAACATCAACAATTGCCCTAGATAACAGTTTTAAAGCATCTAAAAATGTTTTCATATCATCTTTGGCTTCACCAGAAGTTAAATATTTACCAAAATCTTTAATTCCTTGATTTACAGTATCCATTAACTCGCCAAATTCTTTACTTTTAAGAATGTCATTAATGGTATCTGCAATAACTCTAGAAAGAGTTGTTAACTGTGGCGTTAATGTTTTTAAATTTCTAAGCAATGATTCTTCAATAACATTGCCAGATTCTTTTAATTGAACCCAAAATTTACGCCATGCTTCATAGTCAGCATCATCTAAATTCATTCTATTAGAGCCAGTACGCAAAGAATTTATAAGGGTTGCAAATTCTTTTGGCTTCATATTGCCAACAGTTTGTAACTGTTCTTCACTTAGAACATCTTGCAAACCGGGGGTCATAGCTCTGGCGACATCTATATTGCCACCAGCATCTTTCATTGCTTGTCTTGCTTTAGTTAAGACATCTGGAAGATTCTGAAAAGCATTTTTATTTAAATTTCCGCCTAAAATGCCAACTTTATATTGTTCTGTAAGGGTAGTTTGTAGTCTTTGAATATTAGACATTACTCCTTCAATGCCACCCAAATAAGGCTCACCATAAGTTCTAGCGGCTCTTAATTGACTTGAATTGACACCAAGACCTGTAGCTTCTCTACGAAGATTACTTGCTGATCCAGCCAATCCACCAAGACCAAATCCACCACCTAATGCGGCATAAGTAAGCCATTTAGCCGCAGATAAAGCGGCTGAAGCCATATTGCTTGCAATAGAAGCTGTAACAGAAACAGCATTTTTTAAAGCAACTCCACCATCTTGAATGGATTTATTAAATGCTTTTTGGCGTTTTTCAGCTTCTTCTAAAGCTTTGTTAACTTCTTTCCATTTTTTGGAATGATCTTCAACAGATTTTTTATACTTTTCAAAAGAAGCACTAAAAGCTTTAAACTTTTCATCTAAGACATCTATTTCAATTACTGATTTTACTGTCATGTTATCTTCCTAGTAATTAAAATAAACTCTTATTCTTTATTGCCCTAATTAAATACCTTTGACGATATTCTGAAGCATCTTCCCATTTAAACCCTATTTCTTTCATAAACTCACCAAAATTTATGTAAGTAATGTTGTCTAGGACACTATGAATGATTCCTTCGCCTTCTTGCCAGTACTTTCTTTCTTGGTCAATATCGGCAAACCACTCATGTACTCCGTACATTCCGAGAATGTAAGCTCCCAACTTCTCAATGCACCTGCCATCTCCAAGAAAGAATTTTTCAAGTCCTTCGGTGCAACCTTGGAGATTGCTGTAAAAAAAACTAAAGAGCTAATTGCTTCAGCTTCCTCATCTTCATTAAGAACTTCATTCTTTACCGCTATATCAAAAGGCATAGTTTCCCAGCCTTTTTCAGTACTAACTATTACATTGGTTAAACGAATAATTTCATTTATTAAACCAAATTTAACTCCACCTGCCCCATCCCAGTTACCCGCCTTTGTCGCAATTGACTTTAGGGCTGGATAAGCTAGTTGGGGTGCGGATAAAGCTAAATGCGCTTGATTAATACTGTCAAAACATTGACTAAATACTTTTCCTAATTCCAAATAAAATTGTTCAAATACAGATCGACTGATAGAAGTGGAGTGGATGTGAACTGTTCCATTATTCTCAGTCTGCACCTGCATCACAAGGGACAGATTACGATCAATTTTCAATTTTTATTCCTTCATTAGATTAAGCAAATAGGGTTGAGTTAATGTTATATACACCACGCAAGCGAACAACTAAACCAGCTTGTGTACCATCAAAAGCAGTTTCTTGAATACTCATTAAAACGCAATTGTTTAGCTGGAATGGCTGTAAAACTTGTGTATCTGGGTAAACTGTTACTGAACCCAAAGTTGTATTAGTTCTAATTTGACTGCTATACGCTTCACCAAGAGCTTGAGTTCTTAGTAAGTGCATAGTGACAGTTCCGTAAATATATGGCTCTGGGCTGGTTACTGCTCCAGTTAAAGTGCCAATAAGCAGGGAAGTATCGCCATCAAAAGACAAACTAATAGCTTCTCTAGCCAAATAGCCTGATGTGACATTCAGTTGAGTGAAGTCAGCATAGACTACGCTAGCTAGTAGCCGATTTAATGTACCTTGTTGGATTTGTGGATTAGATGCCATTTATTTTCCCCTTAAACTGGAATGTTGCTTGCAGTTAAGTAGATCGTAATAGAACTGAATCCACGCAATGGAACGAATGTCAGGCTCAAGCCGTTATAAGTACCAGTTGCATAATCACCCGGATTTTGTGCTACATAAGTAGTAAATGGAATTGCATTTACACTAGCAGGTGAAAGAATCAATCCAAACGAAATACCATTATTTACAGTCGCTTGTGCTACTTTTTGCAAGGTATTAATACCAGCTTGGTTGTAATACAAAGGATTTGTTGGCAAATTAGAGCCATTAATAATAGCGGCTGATAAAGCTTGAGCCACATTAATAGAAAGCCAATCCACACAATACCAGTAATTAAATGGGTTTAAATCCATATAAGTACCGCCTTCAATTAGCGTATTTGAAATACCGCCTTGTGCGCCTGTACCAACCCAGTTAACACCAGCCCCCAACAATTGAGCTTGTTGAGTATTGGTTAGAGTGCTATAAGGGGTTACAGAATAAACATAAGTGTATTCAAAAGGATGCGCTAAATTGCTGGCATTAGGGTTATAAGCCAAAGAAGCCCAAAAAATAGCGGCGGCACTAAATTCTTGTGCTGGCGCATTTGGACTTGGTAAAGTAACAAATGCTGATTTTTTACCTTCCCAACCAGAATAAGTAGCTAATGTACTAGATACATAAAAGTAAACTTGTGCAGTTGTACCATCATATAAGCCAGCCATTGTTTCTGCGCCAACTACATCCCATTCTGTAGGCAACAAATAACTATAAAACTGTGGCGTTGGAGATGTTGGTGGATGACCAGCATTAGCTGTAATGTAAGCTTCTAATTCAGTAATTCCATTAGCTACAGTATTTGCTCCTAATTCCAAAACAAATACTGCTACTGTAGAACCTTGAGCAAAAAAAGTGTTTGCCATTGCTGTTAATTCCAAAGTGGAATTAAGTTGCAAAGTACCTAAAGTAGTTTCAGAACCTGGATTTGTCAATAATGGATAAGTAACTGTATTTGTTCCAGTAGAAGTACCAGCAAAAGTGCCGTTATATCCCGTTGGTGTACATCCAGCAATAACAATTTGAACTGTATCACCGCTTGGAATACCATGAGCAGTAGTGGTTGTAACAGTTACCACATTGGTTTCCCAAGTAAGAGAAGTAATTGCAGTTGCAGGTCTAAGGATGCTGGTTAAATCACTTAACTGAGTTAACAGTTGAGTAGTTCCAGCGGCTAAAGTTGTACCACCTTGTGATACAAACGCCCCTGTCTGCTGTAGCTGATTAGGTGCGCTTGCCACTTGTTGGGTGACAACGACATTTACAATTTGGTTAGTCATTTAATGTGTCCTTCATTTTGTTTCCTTTCAGAATTCGGAACGCCTTTAAAAATTGAAGGTGTACCTTTTTTAGACGCTGAAATTTTAGCCTTAGTTTCCTCGCTCATTTTAATTCCTTTAGCCCAAGAAACTGTACCTTTTTTGGATAAAGAAATTTTTTGCTTAGTTGCTTCGCTATGTTTTATGCCTAATCTAGGTTGTTTACCTTTAGCAAGTTGATTTCCCATCATTTTTTGGGAACGCCATGCTTTCAATTCATTGGATTGTTTATGTCCGACTGTTCCTTCTCCACCATCAGTTTTATTGGCTAACTTATAGCCCATATCTTTAAAGCAAGAAATTAGCAGTCTTTCATGGTCGTGCGCTTCTTCCTCGGTATCCCAGTACGCTAATATTTCTGCATTAAATCCATGTCTATTGACAATATTGTGCCAATGGGCATTACGATGACCAGCAGATTTATAGCGTTGAGTTGTATTACCTTCAGCACCTTTACCAATATAGAAAATTTTTCCAGTATCGGCAGTTTGATGAGAATAGGTGTAAAAACGCAACATGACTAATTAGATGTAGCTGATTGCTAAAGTTTGACCAGTACCGGGAGTTAAAACAATTCCGTTAGAAACTGGAAAATCAATATTAATAATGCCTACAGTTGCAGGAATTACAGCAATTTCATTTGCGGCGGCGGCAGTTCCGATAGTAGCTGCATCGTTAATTGATCCTGCGCCAGAACCAGCTACAACAACGCTAACTTTTGCTACACGACCAGCGCCAGCTTTTACTAAAGTTGCGGCGGTAATATTAAAAAATGTTTTTTGTCCTTGGGCTGTTAATAAAGCACCATTTTGAACTGTTGGGTTGGTAACGATTGCCATTTGTAACTCCTTTTTATACACTTAGGTTGAGATAACACATCTTACTACTTAATTTTAACTTGGAATAGTACCCGCTGTCAGAGAAATAAATGCGTGTTCAATTAATTGTCTTGCAATGTCATTTACTGTACTTTGGTAATAACTTACTTCAAAAGTAATGACTTTCTTTTGAGCCATAATTCCAAGTTCAGATTGAGTCATTTTTTCATCTTGCATTACTGGCATATTCATTAAACCAATATTGTCAGTATTTCGGCTGTAATCAAGGATATATTGCACAAAATTAAGGGCTTCATGGTTACGAATCCCATACATAGTGATTTTGACAGTATCTTTAATTAATTGAAAAGGGTTTGAATCTGGGTCTAATAAAGGAAAATCTTGCAATGCAGTAGTTAGGCTTGGATTAATATCGACAGCCGCATAAGGTGGAACAATGTTTTGATCTACCAAATAAGATGGATACATAGGGAAAAATTGGTTCAAAGCAAGCCAAATAGGTAGGCTATTGGACACAATTACACTAGTTGTATCAAATCCTGTCATTGAATCAATGATTTGAGTAGTCATTACTGAATACAGCGCATCGCCACGATAATGGTATAAATCGGCTTGTTTGTAGAAGTTTGCCCTAGTATTAAAGGCAAATCGCATCCCTTGATAAGTTGCTATATATTGAAACTGAGGGTTAATTAAGTTGAAATCGGCTATTTCTACCAAAGAAGTAAAAGTAGTGTGGTTAAACACAGTTTGACGATCTTCCAACATTTGAACATCACTACTAAAATGGAATGAGCCACTAGCTACTAATTGTCTTGCAGGTACGCCTTCAGGGTAATTGTTATAAAGTAATTTGTTGTATTGCGATGCGTTATAAAGGGCAGAATCAGTCAAAAGACTAGCATTTACCCAAAATACGTATCCGTCTAAAGGCAAAACCAATTTAACATAGAGCGTAAAGGTTACTTGTTCATTACCCGAAAGCGTTTCTACGCCTTGCGCTAATCCAGACCCTAATTGCGGTTTTGCTGTTGCGGCTTCTACGGCTGATGCCATTATTTAATCTCCGCTTTTAAAGAAGCTTCAAATACGCCAGAATACATAAATGATGGGCGCGCAACAGCTTCGCGTTTTTGGTTACGTTTAGTAAATGCTGTGCCTGTACCTTTTAAACCCTTAACTTGACGTTTAGCTGTAAACCCTTTATCAAATCTAAAACTCTTACCATCTCTAGCGGCTTGAGTAGGGATACCTTGTTCTCCGTATGTGGAGGCAATGTTTTCTACTTCGCGCTGGGTAATAAAGTCGTGCATTTTGTCGGTAATTTCTTCGGAACTTACGGCGAATACACTTGCTATATCAACCGATTCACCTTTTAGCATCATTTCTAAGCCAATTGCGGCATCTTTAGCTATTAATTCGGATATTTCTTTTTCACGGAAGTTATAAAACATTGTAAATATGCCGTAGCGTTTTTCCAAGTCCATACCTACTTCATAAGTGGATTTTGGAGGGTCACCATAAGGTTCTGGAACATCTATTACGCCTAGACCTAATTTTAAACTCATTAAGTTAGCCCCCAAAGAGTGCCAAGTTGTTGCATATAGGATAGCGCTACGCGCCCGTAAGGGTCTTTAATGCGCTGGAGGTCTAAGAGGCTCAAGTCGCGCAATCCGTGTCCTATAGAGAGTGCTTCATGGGTGCTTACATCGCCAGCGGCATTTATGACGCCAGCTACAAAGTTATTAATGCCAAATTGATTGCGTAATGTGGTGAAATAGGTTTGACCGGAATAATCTTGCTGAAATTGCAATAATTGGCTACCGCCCCAGTTATAGACTGTTAAAGTGTAAATGTCCTTTACTGTATTAGCAAAATCAGTCGGAACAATGTCTTTAGCGATTACATAGGCATAGTTCCAGCCCGGATCATCAGGGGACATAGCAGTTGTGGGTATCCCCATAACGGCTTGCGCCCACGCGATAAATCCTGTTAAAGAAGGGGGACTTACGATTGGATCAGCCATAGAACTATCCTAGAAATATTTTTTACATTCTAAATCAAAAACTCCCCGAAGGGAGTTCTTTTATACCGACTTTCTTGGTCTACCACGACCTTTTTGTCCTTCGCCTTCATGTATGACCTCAATTCTTTGGTCAAACTTTACTTCTTGATCCGCGGCGTTCTTTTTATCTTCAGTTACTTCAAACTCAATACCGCCTTTTTGCTTAATACCCATTTCTTGGGCTTTGAGCGAAATGATCTGATCTTGAGCCGCCGCTGTAATGCTTCTAGCTTCTTGGGCGCGGTCAATATTTTCTTGATCCGATTGCCCAATACCCGCTTCAATAGCTTCTACGCTAATTGGCTTGCTAAAACGATAGCAAAGCCCACCAAAGCCTTTTTTGACGTGAGTTGCTTCCATTAAGCCGTAAGGAAGGTGCTGTTTAATAATAACGTCAGCTTCTACTTGGGTTTGAACCAAACGCATTTGCGCTCCAGCCCTGATTTTATGAGAAAAAGGTCTTTGATTCTCTGGCAACATATAAGTAAACAAAAAATCTTGCTTAGAGCAGTTTGCAATAAATAATTCCATGATATTTCCCCTAGATGGGTGGGGGATTGATGATGCGAGGTTTTTTAGACCTCCAACCCCCCATAAAGAAAGTAACCAGCATCACTTGGTTTCTTAAAACTGTAAAAAACCACCCCGAAGGGCGGTCAAAATCCCCACGAGATTTTAATAAGCGGCAGACAAAATAGTCATACCTTCTGGACGAATACCCCATCCGCTTGTTGAGCGCATAGTATACAAAGTCGTGATTCCTCCATCAGCAAGCGGTGTAGGAATTTCAGTTGGTGCGGCTACGTCACAAAGCATTAGCGTTGTAGCTGTCTGATTTGGCGTCAAAGTAGCAAATACGTTGGTGTTGATTTGTGCATTAGCGCGTGGGATTTTCAGTTCTGGAGCAACCAAGATGATTGCATCAGTACCGCCGTAGCCTTGACCAACGAGAGTATCGTCAGCCGCGAAGGAAACATCATCGCCACCAGCCCAAGAAGCTACAGTTTCAACTAATCCAGCGGCGGTTTCTACACCAGCGCCGATACGTTGGAATTGTGTCAATGACACGATGCCGCCGTAAGAGATTTGTTGAATGAAGCGTTGTGGAGCTAGGAAAACTAAACGCAATGGTTGACCAATTTGCAGAGTGGTAGTTTTTAGGTTACCAATCATGTTCAACAAGAACTGAGCCAATTGACCAGAATCCCATGTGCTATAGCCAGTATTACCGTTGCTATCTGCGCCTAAGTTCACGCGTGTAGCGCCAGCAGTATTGAGCAAGCCTTCGCCATTGGCTGGGTTATAGCCATAGAGAAGTGCATTACGCAACTGTTGAGCGATACCTTGACGAGCCGCTAAACGGAGAGCTTCTGGTAGGGCATAACCCCAAGCACCAGTAGCCGCTTCATCGAAGTTGTCATATTGCGCGCGGGTTTGTAGACGATAAGTAGCAGTACTAATCATCGAAGGGATAACAGATGCGCTAGGCAACTGGTTAGCCGTTGATTGATTAGCTGATACTTGAGTTGTCAACTGAACTTTTTTAGCATAAACATAAAGGTCAGCTTCACCGAGGCGAGGCATAGGATTCTCTGTTGCCAGAGTTGTAAAAGCGCCAGAAGCCAAGCTATATTGCATAATTAGCTCAGGCATCATGTGATGCGGATTTACTGTTACATACGAAGGTGCAAAACCTGACATGATCTAGTTCCTTTCTTAGATTTGAACTACTGCTACAGGAGCAGAAGTAGAACCACCAACAATGGTATTAGACCAGTTAGCGTTACCAGTAACAGAACTATAGCTTACGATCTTGTTACCAGATGTACTGATACGCAAGATTTTGCAAGGAACAGCAAAGTTGCTTGTAGAGGTTGTTGTTAAACGGAAATTTACTACATCCCAATAAACAGTTTCAACAATTGAAGAACCTGCCAAAGCGACTACTGAAGCATCACAAGGCAATGGAATTCGTGCGCCACTACCGAAACGATAGAAGTTTGCGCTCATGCCGGGTGAATACAAAGGAGCAGTACTTTGTGGAGTTGTAATACCTTGGAAAGCTTGGTTAAACACGGAAATACCTGTTGGAGCAATAGAAGCAGTTGCTTGGATCAGAGTAGAACCTAATGTGTCTGTACCGGGCTGTGTATCGCCAGCGTAAAAACCAGTTTGTGCTGTAGGAATTGTTTCAGCAATTGGAACGCCACCCCATAAAGGAGTAGTAGCCGAAGTTGAGAGAACACCACCAGCAAGAGCAAACTTAACTGCTGGATCGTCTTGTGCATCGCCTTGAGTAAAACCTGCGCTGTTTACGTTAAATAAGCCAGCGGCATTGGTTGTCACCATTGGTTGGAGAGAAATTTGTGCGGTCATGGCTTATCCTTAGCGCTTAAAGTTTTCAGTATTAAACTTCATAACCCGATATGCTGGGAGTTTGAAATCACCTAACCATGCTTCCATATCACCACGGAACTCTGTGATGGTACGACCAGCGCGGTCTTTTTTGTGCAATTCGATCAATTGACCTTTTGCAATTGCACCTGTGCCACGGGAAGCGGCGATAGCGTCAGCATAAACACGCTTTTCAACTACTGCAAGCATAGCTTCGTCTTTGATAGCATTGATATTTACGTTCTTCATTTCGTCACTATGGGCTTGCAAACCACGAACCATACGCTTGCGATAAGCAGTTAAGCTTTCACCAGACAATGGACGTGAAGCAGATTTACCAAAAGCTGAATAGACAGAATCCGCTTTTGCTTGACAATCAGCCATTACAGCTTCATCTTCATCAGCTTTTTTAGCTTCTTCTTCATCATCATCATCTTTTTTGAACTCCATGTGACCCGGATGTTCAACTTCGCCTTCGTCGTCCGGCTTAATTTCGCCGTGGTCATGCTCTTTAGGATCGGAACCTTCAGCATCGGCTTTTTTGCCTTTAGCTTCTTCTTCCTCATCTTCATCATCATCATCCTTCTTGGC